TAGTAAGCCTAGAACGAGTAAGACCTTCTGGATTAACACGACTTACTGATACATTACTCTGAATTACTATCTGGTCTTCAAAACCTAACATACCGAATACAGGTTCTAGTACGGGGTTAAGAATATTATCCCAGGCATCCCGCCAGACAGTAGTTAAGTTATCTAATGTAGACTCCCACCCATTTATGAGGGCATCTGCTGTAGCAGCGAGAGGGTCGAGTGCAAGTATTTGATCAGTTAAAGATTGACCTAAATCAGATACAGCATCCTCAATACCCTCCCATAAATCTCCTGCTGTACCTCCCATAACTACTCCTTATGTAGCCTCGCCTAGACCAATACCCGCACGAGCTACATTTACTACTTCAGTAATATCTACTGCATCCAAGCCATTAGGGAACTCAGGAGATACACCTCCTACAGCCATATGAGTAGCCCAGTTATCCAAGGTCTTACCCAAGAGCTTCTGTTCTGCATCGCGGGTATACCCATCAATCTGTTTAGATTGGAGTTCTTTCTGCTTACCAATAGCACCCACAACAGCATTGCCATCAATGATGTCTATAATCTGGGCTTTCTCAGTCTTTAGTTTCTGCTCAAGTAATGCTATTTCAGCAGCAGCTTTATCTAGCTGTGCCTGCTTAATTTCAGCATCTTTCTCGGCAGCTTCAATTTGTGCCTGAAGTAACTCAGGCTCTAGTTCAGCTTTTTGCACTTGCAATGTGAAGGCAATAGATTGCTCTAATACAGATTGCATTGCACCTAAATAAACAGTAGCGTAATCAGTACCAGTGAGTCTCTGCTTCTGAAATTGGTCGTTAATTTGAGCATTAACAGCAGCCATAAGATAATCAAATACGCCCGTATTATCTATGCCGTTAACAGTTACATCACTGATATTGATTTCGCTCATATTACTTACTCCGTATCTATTGAGCCATTCATGGCTTGACGTTGTTCAAGGTCTTTAAGCTCATCTTTACTTAGCATGGGCATTACCTCAATAGCAAACTCTGGTAAGAGGACAGGTTTACGTCCCAGCTTAGCATTGTTACGTCCTTTAATGGTCTTGTACGCGGTGTACTTACGGTTCTTCATAAACTCATAGATGCAGCGTTCTACATGCCAGCCATCCTCAGCATTGAAAGGTACATAGCGTTTGAAGGTACCCATAAGGGCATTACCTACAGACATATACTCCCCTTCCCAGTTAGCCTTATTAGGATTCATACAGGTGAGTCGAATACGTACCATTTGAGCAGCGATACGTTTACGGGCCTGCGTCTGGTCATGAATGAGTTGTTCTTTAGTCTTCGTTACCTTAGGGGCAGCCTCTACAGCTTCCTCCTTCTTCTCCTGAGTTGGTACCTCAAGAGCTTTATTAATCTTATCACGTAGCTTGTCTACGCCAATATTTGGATTGTGTTTAATTCCCATAAGCAATGCTCTTGCTTTAAGGACATCAAGTTCAGTTTCTACTTGGTCTTCTGGACCCTCATCAATTACGTCTGATGGGCTGGTTACTTCGGTTGATTCAGTCATTTTATATTCCTATCTCTTTTAACGAGGGTGATTCCTCAATATAGAATTACCCCTCCGAAGAGGGGTAACAGCTTACTTAGTGCTTAGTATTCAGCTACGGTCTTCATAACAGCCAAACGCTCGGAACGGAGAATCATAGTAGCATAGTACCACTTGATACTCATGAACCCAATCTCACCATAAGGGTCTTCCGGACGGATATTCGCTTCCGGCTTCTTATGCGCAATCTTGAATTTAACAGATTTACCGTCAGTCTGGAAACCAACAGTGGTGAAGGACTCTTTACCTACAACCAGCATAGGATAGATGTCGTAGCTACCACCGGACTCATGATAACCGGGGTTGGTACCAACAGCAGCACCAGCACCTGCGTAATGAGCCATCTCAGGAACAACGATGATACGGAACCCATCAACAGCACCTACTTCGCCATTCATAATGTTACCAGCATCTGCATACTGAGCAACAGGAATAAATGCCTTTTCATCATGGTAGTCTTTCATACGCATGATACTAGGCTGTAGCTCCGCACCGATGTACATAGGACGGGCAGACTTAACAACCTTGGTGTCGGTCATCAGAGAGCCTTTAATGAGCTTCATACTAGTAGGAGTACGGTTGTTGTTAAGCTCAATAGCCAACTTAACAAAGTCATCATAAACCAAGGTATCAGCAACACCGCCGCCAGCTTCAGGGGAGAGGTCACTATCTTGGAGAGCATCACCAGTGAAACGAACTACACCAGCACCATTCAAGAGGTCAATCTGAAGTTGGTCCTCGGTCAGTTCATTAGCAGCCATTACCATTTCACGGGTAATGTGTTGCTCAAGTTCTGCATCCGAATCGAAATCCAGAGACTCTTGGGTATACTCGTCGAAGAAGCCACGTTTCTCAAGAGAAGCGCTGATGGTAATACGCTTCATGCCGACACGGTTAACACGACCACCGTTCTCACCGAGAACAGGCATCTTACCAGTCATATAACCAATATCTTTAGAGGAACCATACAGGTTACCCGAACCAGGGACAGCGGCATTAACTACAAAGCGATAACCAAGGTCATAAGCAGAGGCGTCAGCAGTAGTAGATACTTCTACATACTTTTCGTTAGTAGAACCAGCTTGGGTCGTAAGAGCCAGACCACCAGCGGCAATAGCTGACTCTGCCCATGTAACTACGCCAAGTTCAGCAGCAGTAAGAGCAGCAGCGGCATCAGCACCATTACCTACAAAGGACCGGAGGTAACCTTCACCAGCAGTACCATTAGAACCTTGCCCACGAACTTCAATTACAACTTCGTTGGCTACTTCAACACCAGAAGCATCAAGCCCTTGGTCATTGATATTACGGTCGTCGAGGATAGGAAGATAATGGAACCGAGTAATCTTCTTACCCATGTTTTTGGGCATAGCAGTAACATCAGCCAGAGCACCAAAATAGGTCTCTTTAGCAGCTTCAATCAGTGCCTTCTTTTGGAAATAATCTGTGCGAATCTGCGGCCCAATATCGGATTCAGTACCCCCGATTGGGTCGTTATACATTCGCTTATCTTCATCAGCCATTTTAAATCACCTTATTATGTAAATTTCGGATTAAGCTTCTCGAAATCATCATCCGACATTGATAGCGGATTGAAGTCTTCCTTAGGAGCTTTCTTTGTCTTGCCTTTAGCAGGATTAGCAGCTTTTCTACGGCTCGACTTAGAAGCCGGAGATTTAGAAACTTTCTTAGATGCAACTACCTTTTCAGTAACAGCGGATGAGGTATCATCTTGTTCTTGGAAAGTCTTAGCTACAGTAGTGTAAGCTTCAATGTCAGAAACACCATTCAGTCGTCCAAGCATACGTTCACGGTCTACAATACTTGAGATTTTATCGTAGTAACCTGCGCCTACATGGTCGTTGATAGTCCTAATTACACTAGGATTCTCCCGAATAATCTTTCTACTAGCGTCATCCCACTTATTGCCAACAATATCAATAGTAGTGTCATAGGATTCTGTGTCTCGTATCTCATCGAGTGTCTGTCCCATTACTACTTCCGAATCGCTTACAGTGTAGGTGGTCGGTTTGTAGCTAGTTGTACTTTCTGTATCCATTGTCAGTGGGTCAATCCCACTGTCTTTAATTAGCTTCAAGATTGCTTCGGGATTCTTTTTATCCAAATCAATCAAGTAACCAATCTTTTCTTCACTCAACAGACCTTCATTTTCTAAAGTCCTGAGGAGCTTTAAATTAGGTTTCATAGCAGCCATCTTCTTATTGTAGTTGGCTCCCATCTGCATAAGAGTAATAGCCTCTTCTACATTTTCTACTTTAACTTCTTTACCATTGGCTTTAAAAGGAGAGAATAATTTAGCTAACTCAGCCTCTGCACCTTCTACGGATACTTCCTCCTCCTCCGACTCACCTTCGGTGGTCTCGTCGGCGTCAGTATCCTCACTCTCCTCTTCGTCAGCAGTGGAGTAGGTGTCATCTTCTCCTTCTTCCTCAGCCTCAACTTCTTCTTCGGTCTCTTCAGATTCTACTTCTTCAGTTTCCTCAGTCTCTTCAGCAGATTCCTCGACAGCATCCTCCATAATACCGGGGAAAGCCTCTTCTAGAAACTTCTCGTCAGACAAAGCCAAAGGACTAACCTCTGGAGTTACTTCTTCTTGTTCACTCATAATTTAGCCCTCCTTCTCTGCCTGTGCTAGTTCTTCTTCATAACTGGCTAGCTCTACTTCCATAGAATTACCATGACGAATAGTCGCATTAAGGTACTGGGTAAGATAACCAATACTATTAATACGTTTGGATATGTCCTCTTGAGTTTTCTCATCAAGAGCAAAGTTAGCTTTAGCCATTACAAGGCGTACAGCTTCCTCTTTAAAGTACCCTTCCGTGATGATTTTCTTGAATTCACGGTTATTAGTCAACTTAAGTACCATATCGCGTAGTTTGACGGACTCACGTGCATCTGCAATACCTACTTCAATCTCATCAACATCACTCATAATTTTTATCTCTCGTTTCCCCCAGCATTACCTGTAGGATGGTTAGTAGGGTGTTACCCCTTGGATTCAGGACCTTTAAGTTGCGAGGTCGCTGCGGCTATATCAAGTTTACCTAATCTATCTTTATCTTGCTTATCTAACTCTCTCTCATGAACTGTACCACTCTCTTTCTCTAGGAAATCTAAATCTACCATATCTGTATTACTATCGAGGTTCTTACCCTTAGCAATCTCAGTCTGTGTCTTAGCTTTCTTAAGGCCGATATCAACAGTATTCTCTGCTGCTTTAGCATTCTCATTACGTACTTGAGCTTCGAGCAATGCAACTTCAAGTTGTGCCTTCTGCTGTACCAGTGGGTCAGGTTGTGGCTCATACTCCTCAATACGTTTAGCCAAGTCAGGCATTTTACGTAAACGTGCAATCTCTGCACGAATCATCCGTATCTCACCGGGGTCAGCAGACTGGCCAGTAGTCTGTAACATAAAGGCCAGTTCTTGTGCTTTAGCATTATCTGCTTCAGCAGTACTAATAGTAATAGAGATGTCGAAGTTACCTTCAAGGTCTTCCCTACTAATTGGTACAAACTCCTCATTGGTTACACGTACTACTTCATCCTCTTCAAGGAACTCGGCATTCATAGCAGAAATCTTACGAGCTACTTTAACGAGTCCTTCAGCCAATCTCTTAAGGATACCTGACTCACGCTTAGAAGCAGCGTCTAAGGCTCCCCTGTAAGCTGTAGCACTAGCATCAAGAGTAGAACCAGGATTAGTATTACCAAAGGCTCTAATACCTGTCATGTTATCTGCTTCAAGGTTCTGAAGGTTAATCATGTACTGAGCAGAAGCTGGTACCTCTGGGAACTTATGTGCATAGAAGGCTGTAGAGGGGTCTATATTAGGATTGTATTCGTAATCCTCCCCTCTATCGAACCTACGCTTATTAACAATGTCTAGAGCTTCTTTGGAGTACCCTACCTGTCCATTAGCACTTCTACCCATGATATCAACTACACCACGAGTAACAGCCCCAAGCACATCTTGGTTATCCATCAGGAGTTCTGCATCAGGCTCCCCATAAATAGATTTACGGACTGGAAGATACTGTACAGATACAAAAGGAAGTTCTCTGAAAGGATAAGGACTCTTCTCTAATCGGATTAGGGTATCACCTACCCATGTAGCTACGAATGGTTCAACCAAACCAGTGTCATCAATATCCCAGTATCCCCAATACTCATAAGCTACGATTCTCTTCCGTGGCTCATCTGTAAAGGAGAAGTGAGAATCATCTTTGGTGTTATGGTTAGTCTCCATTACAGGGACATTGCTGGTAAGGTTAATCTTACCTATATTCTTATATAGACCGCTCTTCTTCAATTCAGCAGTAGAGGTCTCAAAGCTGTAGATAATGAAATTAGCTTTATCAATATTACCTTGAGCAGTGGGGTCTACAATTATGTTGTTATAGTCAGATACATCTACCGTAGGATGATTCTTACTAGTAACAGTACGAGTGATAGTCTCTGTACCATTCTGTTGTACACGAATAGGTACACCATCCTTCATAGTTAACTCGTGAGCCTCAATAAGCTCCTCTGGGAGAGCTGCATACTCTTCAGGGGATGCAGTCATCAACTGATGTAGTTGCTGATGTTCCTGTGCTGTTGCAGGGTCGTTCGTGGCAATGAAATCGAATACTGGTACTTCTTCCTCAATCTCCTCCTCTTCGAACCTCCAACCAACACGATAAATAAGAGTACCTTCATCTACAGCAGTGCGGATGGACTCATCAATGAATTGGGCTTTATCCAAGTAAGCATTGAATTGATGGTTCAGTAATAGACCGTTCTGTTTAGAGGCACTCGTATCCTCCCAAGTCTTAGGGGCTGTATTAAACAGGTCCACAGTACTGAGGAAGGGTTCAGTTAGAGCAGCGTATCTCCACTCTGCCTGTTTACGGATAAGTCTAGGTACTATGGAACTTCTGCCAGTAGGAGTCTGCTTCTTGGCTTTACCTGTACCCGCCATATAGTCCAACCAGTTATCTACTTTAGATACTTGGGCATTATGACTAGATAGAGCTTCTGTTAAGTTATCTTTAAGGTCAGTAAGCTTAGGAGGATTTTCCCAATCTACGAAAGATGACTTCTCTTTTTCTTTCTCTGGAGTATTGTCTTCAGTAGCCATATTAATCCTACAAAGTACGCAAATTAAGAGGGAAAGTACTGTTTATGCTAATATTAGTCAACATTAACCTAAATCCGCGTATAGCATACCGTATGCAAATGTGTCAGTACCTGCACCTGCATGTATCTGTTCCAGTGTTATTAGGAACTCATTACCGGGATTAGCTACCATCTGTATACGTTCAAAGTCCGCAGTGGACTTGGCTACTCCTGTGCCTGAGGAGGGTACAGCGATAAATGTACCAAACATTAGCTCACCAGTAATTGAAGCAACCTCTGTATTAGCAACTGTCTTATCTGCCTGTAGAGGAGATGTACCGGGGAAGAGGTCTGTGTAACTTACACCGGGTAAATCAGTAATCACTCCACCGGGAGGATAACCATATACCTTAACTCTATAGAGACCTTCTGAAGCAGTAGCAAACTCTGCTGTAAGTAACTGTGAGGATATCTTGTTAGGGAATCCTACATAAGTAGTACTACTTCTTATAGCAAGAATGGCTTTCTCTACTGCTCCCGGAACAATAGTATCTACACCTTCTACGTAATGAGGATGGTCTTGTATGTAGTTATTCTTGCTGTAGGTAGCTCCATTCCAAGATGCAGTAGCAATATATGCAGTGTTACCTGCTGTAATATCTACCTTGCAACGCATAGGCAGGATTGCTCCACCAACATGAGTACGGTCAGTAAGGGTACCATCAGTCATAAAGGTATGAATATGTACCCATGCCTTACCATTGTGATACTCAAAGGTAATATTACCTACACCTAGATACGCGAACCTAATACGGTATCTGTGTACTCTGGTTACATCCCAGTCTGGAGCAATAATCTCTGTAACATCTGGTTCGTTACCTACACCGTTATCTGCAAATACGTTTCTGTAACCAACAATAAAGGACTGTCCTTTGTACCCCATGAATACGCCATCGTAATCATCGAATAGGCCCATGAAAGCTACGTCAGCAGCATTAGCAGACTCATAGTTACCTATCCACCCAGCGGTGAAGGTAGTCTCTATAGTAGAGCCTGTACGGTATCTGAGGTGCTTAGTAGTAGTTATATCTGCTAATCCAATACCGGCAGAACCTACCTTAAGCATAGACCTATTATATCGGGGAGTGAGATGTCCCGAACCTTCGATAATTTGAACATAGTCTCTAGGTTCTAACGCAGCATTAAATACTGCCGATATCTGAGAGTCAGGTTCGGTAATCTTCATCGCACCGAATAGTCCTACCTCAACATCATGCCCCTGAGAATCTGTGATAATACTTTTGCCAAATGTGCTCATTATACTATATACCAATTATTGTCATCACTAATTACCCAAAGACTATCCATAGAATTGAGTGTACCATCTGATACGCCATCTATCGTCTCTGATAAGGAAGTTGCTACTGTAACTATGTTAAAGGAATTATCTATTCGTTTAATACGTACTGCCATACCTTCCAGTCCTACTGAGGTAGGTAAAGTAATTAATATATCTGCTGTAGTAGCATCTACCAGATAGGTCTTACCTATATCGACAGTAGTATCTACTGTGATATTTATAATAGTACTACCGGGTGTACTAACATCTATTTTGTTATCTAGAGCTGCCTGTACATCAGCACTGATGGGTTTAACCAAGTCAGCAGTGTTGTCTACATTGGCTAATCCTACATGTGCTTTAGTTGTCTCATGAGGATTACCTGTATCTGCCAGATGTGAGGTACGTACATACCTAGCATCACCACGAGTATCTGTATGGTATTGACTATGGTCATCAGCATCTAAGCCAAGGGCACTAGCGTGGGTAAATATGAAGAGATTACCTATATCATGAT